TCTCGCAGATTCTAAAAAGGCATTCATTCGATACTGTGAATTCTATTTGAAAACTGGTGATTGGATTGGAACATTCTCTGGAGCGAATGAGGAACACAGGGTAGTGCCGAAAGTAATTGCGATGGCGTACAACCCCGATGGTACTCCAAAACGTTCTGTTGGATTTTGGTATCCAGATATCAAAACGGTATGGACTAAAGAAATGGAATTGAAAGGTAAATCGATAGAAACGATCAAACGCCACCGTTCAACGACTAAATTATCTGCATTGACAGATAAACTTTGCTTTAGTAGATGTGATGAAAGGTTCAAAGATACCAATACGTACTATCGGAATGGGAATGATTGCATCTTGTGGATTATTGATGTTCATTTCAGGGGAAAAGGGTAAACGTATTCTCACACCGAACACTTCAATATTATCTCATCAATATTCATGGGGAACATATGGAAAAGAACATGAATTATTTGCCGTGGTAAAAGAGTTTGATTTAACTACACAACGAATGATTGCTCACTACAGAAAATGTACAGGTTTAACAGAAGAGAAGATTAGAAAATATCTTTTACCTCCGCACGATGTTTGGCTTTCTGCTAAAGAAGCAAAAAAATTAGGATTGTGTGATTCAATTAAATCGACATACTAGTACCAATTTTGATTATTTGATTATGAGAGGTCTTGACAAATCGTAATTATATGATATAATAAAGAGATAGAATTAAAGATACCGCAGGGGTAATCGTAGAGCTTCGACTCTCCACCTAGATTTATAGCTAGGTACATTAGAAGCTATTCTCTCACTACGAAAGCGATAACCAAGCTCTCCTGCGGTATCCATATATATAATAGTTGATTAATATTAATATAAAACTTGTGGAGAATTATGGTAAAAGCGGTTCAACCGGAAGCTGAAGTTTTTTCGGCTTCGTCTGCAGAAAGTCCCAATACTCAGGGCAAATCCAAACGACAAACTAAAAACGATAAATTAAAAATAATCAATCCAGATAGCGATGTAAAATTTGAGATTGATTTTGAAAATGATGGTGGTGCACCACTAGAAGCTATATCAGATAAAGCTATAGGTGGAACAGAGTTGATGAGGAAATGGCTCTTTGAAGAAATGGAAAAGAGGGAACCAGGATTGCATGAGAAGTTCCAGTTTATCAGCACAAGAGTTAGAAATCTTGAACAGAAACAACGTATTCTTTGGGTCCATGATTTAGCCAATGACCCGGAAGTTCAACATCTAAAAGAGAAAGAGAATTGGAGTAAATGGGAACGCATTGTTTTTGTTAGTCATTGGCAACAATATCAATTTTCAGCATATCTAGGACTTCCTTATGACCAAGGCATCGTAATTCAAAATGCTATCCATCCTATTCCTATTCACGAAAAACCGAAAGAAGATGATAAAATAAATGTTTGTTATTTCTCTACCCCTCACCGGGGACTAGAGATTCTTTTGAATTCTTGGGATTTTATGAGGAATACTCTTGGAACTGGAAAGAATGCAGAACTGAACATCTATTCTAGTTTTGAAATATATGATCGCAAGCATATGGATGAACAATTTCGTCACATTTATAAACGTGCGAGAGAGATGGATGGTGTTAATTATTATGGCACTATTACTAATGATGAAGTACGTGAAATGTTGAAAACTCAACATATCATGGCGTATCCTAGTATCTATGAAGAAACCAGTTGTCTCACTATGATTGAAGCATGTAGTGCGGGTTGTTTATGTGTTGTACCTAATCTTGGAGCTTTACCAGAAACAGGTGCTAATTTCCCCTGGATGTACGGTTGGGAACCAGATCCTACAAGACACGCACAAGTACACGGACACATCCTCTCGCGGGCGATCGAGCATTTCTGGGACGAAGATGTGCAAAATTTATTGAAGATACAACAAAATTATTTTGATATGTTTTATAATTGGAGTTTACGTAGTGGCCAATGGCAACAATTTCTCCATGCTATAGAACAAGAAATTCCAGTCGAGGAAATTTCAGTCGAAGAAGAAGAAGAAAAAAAAGAAACGGAAGATGGCACAACTAGTTGATTTTTCGCAGATTGTTATTGGTTCTTATATGACAGCTGCGAAACACGCATCTACTGATATGGACGTTATTAGGTCTGCGGTATTAAATACATTACGAATATATCGAATTAAATTTGTAAACGAATATGGTGAATTGGTGTTATGTTGTGATGACCGACATACTTGGAGAAAAGAAGTTTTTCCTAATTACAAAGCTTCCAGAAAGAAAGTTAAAAAGTCATCCGGTATTAATTGGCAAGACCTATATACTTGTTTAAATCAATTGAAAGAAGAATTACGTAATTGGTTCCCCTACAAAGTAATACAAGTAGAGGGAGCGGAAGCTGATGATATTATAGCTACTTTAGTGAGTCTAACAAAAGAGAGGACATTGATATTGTCGAGTGATAAAGATTTTGTACAACTTCAAGGATTTAATGTTAGACAATATTCACCGATACAGAAGAAATATGTAGACTCTCAATCGGCCAAACATTCACTCCATGAGAAGATCATAAAGGGTGATGCGGGAGATGGGATTCCTAATATTATGTCAGATGATAATGTGTTTATTGATGAGGGTAGACGCCAAAAACCAATTACTCAGAAGAAGGTTGATGCTTGGTATGAACTAGATCCAGAGACATATTGCACAGAAGAAATGTTAAGAAATTATAATAGAAACAAACAGTTAATTGATTTAGGCGAAGTGCCCGAGTCAATCCGCATAAATATAATTAATCAATTTGAAAACGCTAAAGTTGGTAATCGGAAGCGCTTACTCACATACTTTGTAAATCATAGATTAAAAAATTTAACTGAGAATTTATCGGAGTTTTAATTTATGGCACTAAGTATACCACGAATATTTGAGGAAGTAGCTGCAGCAAATTCTATCAAAGCCCGTAAGGAAGTTTTGTTAGAAAATGAATCCAAACCACTAAAGGAAATATTAAAATATGCCTTTCATCCAGATATTAAATTTGCTCTTCCCCCGGGTAAACCTCCGTATAAAACGATAGGTTCACCGGACGAGTACAATCCCACATATCTATATCCCAATATTAGAAAATTTTACCTATACATTGAAGGGGGTCATACTGGACTTACTCAATTACGAAGAGAGCAATTGTTTATTCAGATGTTAGAAAGTTTACATCCTAAAGAGGCAGATTTAGTAATACAAATTAAAGATAAAAAGTTGAACTATAGAGGTTTAACATATAAATTAGTAAAAACAACTTTTCCGGAAATATTACCATAAATGATAAATGTAGATAAGTTTGAAAATAGAATAGTTAAATTTAAACGTATAGATTCTGATGGAAATGAAACAGCAAAACATGCTGAAATCAGGCAAATAGATTATGACCAAAACGAAGATATACCCCGTTCTGTTACGGCTAGACTTACCGACCCATTAAATTTTGTAATAACTTTGGGATATGATAAGGACATGAAGAAATTTCGTGGACATCTTGGAACTGATATTTGGGAATCGGATTTTAATATTGGAGAATATATCCAAAGTTCGAGTATGGGTTCAGCCGATAGATACATGAAAAGTCCAAAAAGAACTCGGGCTAAAATCTAAGGAACGGTAAACCCAAAATAGAAGAGGAACATGAAGAAATTCATTTTATTTCTTGCTCTATTTCTCGCTTCAGTATCTATTGGTGGCACCTTCACAGGTGGTTCACCAGAACCAGGTATTGATCATTTTTATATTCATCCATCAAACACAAGTTATAATGGATTGTATCAAATAGCAGAGAAATTAGCAGTAGGAAATATTTTTTTAAACGTAGAAGATGTTATGTGCATGGCCAAAAATATATTCTTTGAAGCCGCAGTGGAAAGCACTGCTGGAAGATTAGCTGTAGCACAAGTAACATTGAATCGTGTTAAGTCAAACAAATATCCCAATACAATTTGTGATGTAGTTTATGAGGGGAAACATCATGCAAGTGGATTTCCCAAAAGGGATCAGTGCCAATTTAGTTGGTATTGTGACGGCAAAGGAGATGACCCCAGGGAAGGAAGGTTATGGACTGATGCACAGGACTTGGCCAAATATGTAATTCTGAGACAAGACGATTTACCAGACATAACAGATGGTGCTACTCATTATCATGCAAGATATATTGATACACCGCGATGGGCAAGACAAAAGAAAGTAACTGCGAAAATAGATGAACATATTTTTTATAGAACGAGAGGGTTTAATTTTTAGACTATAAACTCTTGACATTAGGGGGCCGTTGTGGTATACTATAAGTGTAATTGAGAAAACCCCCTAATAGGAGAATTTTATGAGAGAAGGAAAGTTTGATAGAGATGAGATTCGAAGTGTATTACTAGAACATTTCGTAAGATCATCTTCACTAATAGATAAAATTGAAGAGATGATGACAGAATCGTTTTCGGCAGGATATTCGTTTGCCAAGAATGAAGATGAGTTAGTACGAAGAGCTTCCGAATCACTGAGTGAATAATATGAAGAAAGAATTTTATTTGTCTACTGCGGTACACAAACTTGATGAGTCGATTAAATCCGGCGGTTACAAACCCAAGTCGAAATTCGGTAGTGAGTGTACTTCTCTTGTAGTTGAACAAGAGTTGAGAGAATGTGAAGCGCCTGGGGCGATTCGGAATGATCGCATCAATGAGGTCACGAAGAAGATTGAGAAAGAATTAAATTCAAGTAATTCTGACTCTGAGTTTTTTATAAATTGTCGCGATGTCACTTCTAAGAAGACGGTTGCTGGATGGAGACTCAAGGAAAAAATCTGGAACTACCAGTTAGGATTTCTTGCTTCTCTAGTGAACAATGTTATTAAAGAAGAGAAATCTCCACCTAAAGAAAATTTAAGCCATCTTGGTTATATTGGAACTCAGGGAAAAAGAGGAAAACTCTTTGTTAAACTGGCAGACAAAATTCAAAAAGATGATTACATAATTTTTAAAGTGGTTGATCCGAAAGGTAACAAGGGATACTTCTACAACTACAAAACAAAACCTGGGAACACGGAAAGACCACTTCAAGTGAATGATTGTTTCTTAATGGATGCAACCCCAGCTCGACATGAGATGAGTAGATACGATAGTTGCAAGGTTACTTATTTTAATCGTATTGTGATAATAGAAAATAAAGGAAGTAACAACTCTCCAAAGATAGAACCAGAGAGAACGTGGCAAGAAATAGTGGCAGAATAAAATTATGAATATATTATTTTTAGATCAAGACCCAAGAATGAGTGCATTCGCACATTGTGATGAGCATGTGAAGGATATGATTCCAATATATACAAAATTGTTATCTACTGCACATCATTTGTTAGACCCAAAAGGACAAATCGTTCCGCACCTAGAAGAATTAGATCCCGATTATATAATATCAGGAGGCATTGAAGGTATTCCATTGACAGCCGCTTGGGTTAAATCGAATGATGCTAATTACATGTGGATGCATAATTTGTGGTTTTGGTTGCACAAAGAATATTATTTTCGATATAATGAAATGCATGAAGATTGGACAAACTTATATAATAAATTAAGTCATACCCCAGAAAATATTACAAAAGGTGAACTTACTGCACCGCCTCCATTTGTTCCAGAAGAATTTTTGGTTCGCGGATTGGAAGACGATTTCCAAAATACTATTGAATCATATAGGAGATATTATATGGATTGGTCAACAAAGAATAGTGCAACTTGGGGTGGATTGGTAGAGAATATGCGACAACCTCCAGCTTGGATATTAGAAGATGCCAACATATAATTATGCTTGTGACAAATGTGATAATACATTTGAAGAGCAATTACCCATAGCACAAAGAAAAGTTCCAGAGGGTAGATGTGTGGAATGTAATGACGGGGATGTACGTCAAATGATTGTCGCCCCAGGATTTGCTTATGATAATATAAAGACTAGACACTCTACTAACAACAAAGAACCTGGATGGTATAGTGATAAAATAAAAGATATGAAAAGAAACATCCCAGGCAATACATTATGAGAACAAAAACATTTACACACCTTGCCGAAAGACCAGAGT